TCTCAACAATTCACAGCTTGCCGGTGGTACTGGCACTGCTGGTGTTTAATTTTTTAAGGAGACAATAATATGTCTGGTGTAATTACCTCTAGTTCATTTGCAAAAACACTGTGGCCCGGCGTTAATACTTGGTACGGTAAAGCGTACAATGATTATGCTGAAGAGTGGTCAAATCTGTTTGAAAAGAATACTTCTAAGCGTGCTTACGAAGAAGATGTTGGTCTGAGTGGTTTTGGGCTGGCAGGTGTTAAGTCTGAAGGTGGAGCAATCAGTTATGATTCAGAACGTCAGGGCTTCACATCACGTTACAACCATGTAGTGTACGGTCTGGGCTTTATCATCACTCGTGAAATTTATGAGGATAAACAATTGTCCCCTGTTACAGTAATGTAATAGTGAAAACTTTTCTAATTGCTGGAAACTCCTTAATATTACATCGGTAGTAAGGACAATCAGCAGCGAAGCTAATTATGTATATCTACAAAATAGAGAATAAAATAAATGGTAAAGTCTATATAGGACAAACCACAAAGGAACCAGAAAAGCGTTGGAAGGAACATAAATGTTCTGCTAAATCTGGAGATACTCGACACATCTATCAAGCAATACGTAAGTATGGAATTGATAACTTTGAATTCTCTGTAATATGTGTAGCAAATGAATTACAATTCTTGGATGATTTAGAAGTACAAATAATCGAACAAGAACATTCTTTTAAATCTGGGTATAATATGACCCAAGGTGGTAAAGCACTTGCTAACATTGGTAGGCCAAACACTTGGTCAAATAAAGCTGTAGAAACTAGACGTAAAAATGGAAATACGTTTAAAGTTAGAACAGTTAATTTTGAAGTCCAAGATTTAGATGGCAATCTTTATACTGGTAACAATCTTACACAGTTCTGTAGAGAGAATAAATTATCTGCTGGTAATTTATGGGAAACATTCTACGGAACAAGAAAACAGCATAAAGGTTTTAAACTAATTAGAACGTTCAACGACTAACCCAGTCATGGGTGTAGGGCACAAGCTAATGGTGCTCGAAATGGAAAGATACCTACAAGTAGGTATGTGATATAGTCTGATCTGTATGGTAACATACAGCAGGGAATCTTCCCGGCAAAGATATTGCGAATCTTTGTGAACAATTATGGATTTATACGATGTTGTTGGTAAGCGCAAAGCGCAAGGTCTGGCTCGTTCCATTAAACAAACTAAGGAAATCGTAGGCTCAAATGTTTACAATCGCGCCTTTAGTTCTAGCTACACTGGTGGTGATGGTTCTGCTCTTATTGCTTCAACACACGCTAACGTGGCTGGCGGAACATGGTCTAATATCCAATCTGCTGACTTGTCAGAAGCCGCTCTTGAGCAGGCTGTTATTGACATTGCTGGCTTCCGTGATGATCGTGGTCTGTTGATCGCAGCTAAGCCTAAGAAACTTCTTCTGCCATATACACTTCAGTTTGAAGCCAAGCGTATTCTTGGTGCTGATGGTCGTACTGGTACAGATTCTAATGATCCAAACGTGTTGAAAGACATGGGCATCTTTAATGAAGTTGTGTTGAATCACTACTTCACTGATACAGATGCTTGGTTCATCCAGACTGACGTACCTGATGGTATGAAGTATTTCGAGCGTCGTGCTGATGCCTTCGAGATGGATAACGATTTTGATACTGAGAATGCAAAGTTCAAGGCAACATCACGTTACTCTTTCGGATGGACAGATCCTCGTGGTATGTACGGTTCTGCTGGCGTTTAATAGGAGATCACAATGGCCCTTGTAAATAGTTTATACTACCCCAAGGGTCGTGATAGTATCACTAAGTTGGCTACCATCGACGGTTCTGTGGCAACTGCCCAAGAACTAATGACGTTGCCAAAAGATGCAGTGATTATCGGTTTGTATATCCTCGGCGCTGCCGCTGGTACTGCAACACGAACAGTTACTGTAGCTGGTACTACTTCGACCTCTGTACTAAATGCTTTTGACTTGGCTACATATGGTGCTGGTTATAATGCTGCTGGCTCTGCCGCAGGTGCTGACCTTGCTACCAAACTAACAGCCAATACAAAGTTGTCTGCTACTATGTCTGCTGCTGATGCTGGTAAGACATGGGTTCTCAAAGTCGAGTACATTGTACCCGGTTCTGGCGAATTGCTGTAATTAGAAACTGAGTCGTTCTAACGAACTCAACCCAAAGGGGAGTATAAACTGCGTAGCGGAATATATTCCCCTTTATTTTTATTTGAATTATACAGGAGTATAACAAATGGCAAGTTCACGTTCAAGCGGATTAAAGACCAGTGATGCAGTTATTGCAACTGGCAGGAATAGAATTAATGCAATTACACTTATTGGTGGTTCTACACCATCCACTGTAGTTGTATATGATAATGCAAGTGCAGCTTCAGGCACAGTGCTTGCAAAGGCAACACAATCAACGTCAATGGCAGTCACTCATCTGCTATTTGAGAATCCAGTTGTAGCTGAAGATGGTATCTATGCTGATGTCAGTGGTTCAGGAGCAGAGTACATCGTTTACTTTGGTGGTTAATCATGTCAAAGAACTGGACGTACAAGTCTGGTGATTGGTGGGCAATTTGCGATAGTTGTGGACAAAAACACAAAGCATCAGAGATGAAGAAAAGGTGGGATGGTTTCTTTGTATGTTCAGATGACTGGGAAGAACGACATCCACAAGACTTTGTTAAAGCCAGACAAGACAAGATCAGTGTTCCTTGGACACGACCAAGACCAACAGATTTATTTATACCTCAGAACTGGACACCACCAGTTACTGAGGATGTAATTGTACATGATGATAATATTACATACATTGCTGAATGGTATCGTGATATAACAGATACTGTAATTGATACTGATGATTTCGTATTAGAAATTAATACCAATATTGCAGATACTGTTTCTATTAGTGAATCATTTGTACTATTACAAATTACACATTATGATCTTAATGAGTCTGTAACTATTACAGAAGTTTTAGGTGACACAGTTTCTCCACAATACACAGATACTGTAACAACATCTGAAACAATTACTCCATTCTTATACAATGCTCAAAGTGCTACTGATACTGTAAACATTACTGAAACCATTGTAACGTCACTGACATACAGCAAGGCTATTAATGGTAGCCCAATTAATCGAGGAATATAAAATGAATGAAACTTTAAAAGTAACAGGCACTGTTCAAGCTACACTGTTTGATGCAAGTGGTAACGTAAAAGAACAACAAACGTTTAAGAACCTAGTTGTGGCTACTGGTCTTGCACTAATTACGTCAGCACTCAATGGTGACACAATTACACCAATGTCACATATGGCTATTGGCTCTGGTGATACAAGTCCAGTGACAGGTAACACAACACTTGAAACTGAATCTGCGCGAGTGGCGCTAACGTCAAGTACAGACACTGGTGCTAACATTGTATTTGTAGCAATGTTTGGTGCTGGTACAGGAA